ATTTGGGGCAACTACCACAACATGCAGAGGTTCCGTGTAGTGAAGCGATCAGACCTCCCAGAGACTAGGGAGTTTAGAAACGCTTGGAAAATGGTACAAAGTTCTACCGAGCTGGTAGAATAGGGGTGGAGAATAATTATGAGTAAGGCAAGAAACGTAGCTGACCTCGGTGATGACTTTGATGGTACAGACTTGACGCTTGGCGGCGACCTTTCTGTTAGTGGTGATGTTACTACAACTTCAGTTTCTGGCGATGGCTCCAGTCTAACGAATTTGCCAGCACCAACTTCTTCGCAGGTTGGCAGTGCTAATGCTGGCCTCTCTCTTGGCGATGTTGGGACTTATGTTTACGCTGTAGCATCAGAGTCTTCTGCTGTTACAAGAGCGGCAGGTACTACAAAATCCGGTGGTTCTCTTGCTTATCCTGCGAGTTACTACGGGACAATTTTTCCTCAAGGCTATTATCCCGGTTACGTGAATGCTGCTGGAGATGCCTCTAACTTGTCTGGGACTTGGAGGGCGCAAAACAGGTATGTGTCTGTTAATGGTCAAGGCGGCTATATCGTTGGACCCGCACTATGGTTGAGGATTTCATAAAATGAACTATCGCAATGCAAAATATATTAATGATAACGGGTGGATTGATTGTGAAATTGAACACCCAGAGTATGGCTGGATACCCTACACACTAAACCCAGAAGATACTGACATGACTGTCGATAACAATGTGCTTCTGGCTGTTATGGCGGAGCGGGATGACGTAGCTGCTTATGTTCCGCCGACACAAGAAGAACTTGATGCCCAAGCCGCAGCCGCTGTTCGTCAAGAACGCGACATGAGGCTAATAGGTGAAGTCGATGTTATCGCTGGTAATGCTTTGCGCTGGTCTGCATTGACTAGTGAGCAACAACAGGCTTGGGCAGATTACCGTCAGGCTCTACTTGATGTTCCTCAGCAAGAGGGTTTTCCTCACAGTGTTGTATGGCCTGTTGCGCCGTAAGAAATTAACTAGGAGATTAGCATGGCTTATAAATGGTCTATGAGAAGCAAGCAAAACATGAGTGGGATTCACCCAGACCTACGTGCTGTGTTGGACCGTGCTTTAGAGATTACTGAACAGGACTTCATTGTCATTGAGGGGGTCCGTAATATCGACCGTCAGAGACAACTGGTGAAAGAGGGTAAGTCCTCTACCATGAACTCTCGTCACCTGACAGGTCATGCAGTTGATGTAGTTCCCTATCCTGTCACTTGGGACTGGGAATACTTTGAGCCTATTGCTGAGGCTATGAAAGAAGCTGCTGAGGAACTTGGGATTGATATTGATTGGGGTGGTGACTGGAAGAGTTTCCCTGATGCACCACACTTTCAACTAAACTGGAAGGCTTACCCAAATGCCTGAGAGAAGTGAGTGGCACTTAAGTAAGAGTGTCCCTGTCAGCTTAATAGTGTCTATCCTTGCTCAGACCGTAGCCTTGGTGTGGTTTGTATCGACACTACGAAACGATGTTAATAACAACACAACACAACTCATTAGGCATGAAACCCGAATCGAATCCGTAGAAGATGTTGCCCAGAACCAAGCAATCATGTTGGCTCGGATAGATGAAAACCTGAAAGCTATTAGAGATGCAATCGAAAGAGGCCAAAGAGTCACGGGAAGATAAGACCTACAAGCGAGAGGTAGCTATTGTACTTTTACTTGGGATGGCTTATGTAGTATCTACAGGCGATGTAAGTATGGTACAAGCTATTATATGGCCTGTGTTTGCCTTCGTTATGGGTGCCTTCGGGATGGACAGTTATGCTAAACAAATTAAAGATAGGTCTGGTAGTTACGACACTGATGGTGATTCCCAGTTGCGGTAGTCTACCACTCAATCTCCTCACTGGTGGTGGCCCTAATGTAGCTGCTAATACCCAAGTGGGAGAGACTAATAGCCAGACCATAGGAACCACAGAAGTCTCTGAACAGACTATTTCTGAGTTTACTGCTGAGGATGTTCGTCAGAGTAACGACAAGAATAAGGTCCAAGCAGAATCTGTCCAGACTGTCGTTGTTAATGAAGTTCCTACGTGGGTAATTCTTCTGCTAGTCCTTGGGTGGTTGCTCCCTAGCCCCAATGAGATTGGTCGATTAGTTAGGAAAACTGTCTTCCGCACAAAAGAATAGGCCAGCCCCGTTAAGAGCCAGCCTACTGTTAATTTCCACTGTACGCCCCTGCCGTTAATTCGGTGGGGGTTTTTCTGTTTCTAGGTCTTCCATAAAGTCAGGGTCTCTCTCCTGTAGATAAAATGCGGTGTGCAGGGATAGGGCTGTTGTAGCGTTAAGGAGTTTCCACATAAACCCAATAGCGACAGTCAATAATAGGCTAATGGCTAAGGTGGCTACAATGAGTATTGATTCAAGCATTAGATTCCTCGTACTCTCGCATCCAACGTAGATAGACCTCAGCCTTCTTTAAGTCCTCAATACCGTTTTTGTATTTGTACCGCCACAGATACTTCATGACATTGCCCTTACAGTAAGCTGGAAACTCAGAGCCTAGACTTGCACGGATAGCTTCAATAGCCTCAATACCATGTTGGTTGTAGTGACTTGGGTGATTAACCATATCCATTAGACATTCTCCTCAGTAAACACTTTGATCCATTGCTTACATATATCACTTCTAACCACATCATCAATAGTAAACTCAATAATTGGTATCGGTAACATGTACTTCTTTGTATAGTGAACCAGTTTGGTTAGACCATCAGCTTCCTTAAGGTCACTCTGTTGAATATCACCGTTGAGGACTAGCTTAGACCCTTCACCGATACGAGTGACCAACATCTTAAGTTCTGGTAGAGTGATGTTCTGGGCTTCATCTACAATGACAAAGGTATCCTCAAAGGAACGACCCCTCATTAGAGCCAGAGGTGCAACCTCAATGTTCTGGTTCTTAAGCCCTGTCTCAACAACCCCTTTTGTCAGGTGCCTCTCTAGTACATCGACTACAGGTAGCGCCCAAGGAGCACACTTCTCCTCTAAATTTCCGGGCAGGTAGCCAATGTCTTTACCTACAGCTACATGGGGTCGAGTGATTACGATCTTGTGGATGTTCTTAAGATGGTACTGATTAGCAGCAAATGTAGCGACACAATAAGTTTTACCAGTTCCAGCAGGTCCAAACACAATAACCTGATCGGAGGTCTTTAGAGCTTCTAGGTAAGTCTGTTGGTTGTCGTTCCTTGGGACTAGGTGGATAGGCTGTTTCTTTTCGTCATGCTTTGTCTTATCTCTCCGAGTTCTGGGTTTAGGTTTCTGTTGAACCATTGTTTTTCCTTTTGTGTTAAGGTGAGCAGTTTAACGTCATGCTCAGGACTACTATTATGTAAGGTCTACAATCTCACATACCCCAGAACTGCAAGCTAGGGATTGCATACCAGAGGTATTGTCTTCCTCCTCGTATTCTGACAAGCGGCCCCAGTCCATGTCTTTAGGCATTTGACTTAGGACTTCTTCGTAACGCTCTTTGTCACACTCCTGATAAGGTGCCTGTTGATATGTGCCACCATCGTAAGGTAGGAACGACACACCAGACATTTCATCAAAGTGCTTATAGACAAAGGCACCCACATCAAGCCACTCATCATCCTTAACAGAGACAGTCACAGAGGGCTTATGTTCACACCAATGGCGTTGATAGGCCAACCAAGTCTCCAGTTGCTCAACAGCACCCATATCTTCACGTACAACAGAGTTATCAGGGGACTTCACAGGGAAGCTAAAGACTGTAGTACTATTAGGCTTCATGACACAAGGCTCATTAGGGACACCCATGTCAATCATAAGCTGCGTCAAGGGGTCTTTGTTATCCCCCCTAACAGTGCGAATGTAATAAGGGCTATGGCGAGTATGAATACCAGACGCGGAGTCCACAAGCTGAGAAACCGTACCACTCGGTTTGACGCAAGTGATGGCGGCAGAGACTGGGATACCAAGGCGGTCAGCCCACTCACTATTAGTAGCGACAGCAATACTGCGAAGGTGGTCAAGAGTACCCTCCAATCCTTTGTTCTTTGTTGTCGTTAGTGGGTTATCCATTATCCCCGTGAGTGACACACCGAGCAATCGTTCTTCTTCGGTATTTCGCTGCCACACCTTTCGCAGATACGGGAAGCGGGTATAGGTTGACTGAATAGTTCCCAAAATGGTTGCAAGACGGACCTTCCGCTCAAGGTCTTCAATAGTGTCCGTAGCACGAATTACTACCTCCGTTAGGTTGCAGAACTGATAAGGTCGAAGAATGATTTCGCTGCAAGGGTTAGTACCAAAGTCAAAGTTGGGGTCACGACGACCGTTCTTAGCGGCTTGTTTCTGACTAGCTACTCGGTTGAAGATACCACGCTCACCAGACTTACTTTCGATAAGGGCAGTCCACTCACGCATGAAGGTTTCTACATCAGGCTTTTCGCTGTAGGCCACAGAGTTGTTAGCCAATGCACGTTGCCCCTGAGTTTCCCACCACATACCGGATTTAGCATGACGCATACGATCATCAGACAGGTTGCTGAGGCTAATCATTGCAGAACGACGAACACCTCCAACTACAACAACCTCACCGATCTTACACATGATGTCATGGCACTCAATGGAGTTTAGCTTACGTCCAATAGCATTACGGAACTTCTCGATAGTGAATTGGAAAAGGTCTTCCAGAGGAGCAGGGCCAGAAGCACGACCACCGAAGGTTTTCAGCTTTGCACCAGCAGGACGAACACCAGAGACATCCCACTTAGGGACTTCACCAGCCCACAGGAGGCTCAGAAGCTGACGATATGCCTTAGCCCAACCCTCTTTGCTATCCTTGACTACAATGGTGGTATCGCTGTCAAACAAGGTATCAGGTACTTCCGGTAGCTTGTTGATGTACTGTCGTTCAACAGAGAAGCCTACGCCCGTACCACACAAAAGGATGAACATAGCCTCGTCAAAGGCTTTAGGGTCATCCACAGGAAGGTAGCTACAGTTGTAGATACAGGTATTGTCACGATCAGCAGCCTTACCAGCAGTCATCATAGCCCGCATAGAAGGCATAACATCAAGGTTGAGGATAGCTTGCTCAATATCCTTAGCTGTATCTTCTCCTACACCAGACTTCAGGACGATGTTCTGGATAAAGCGCTCAACAGTCTCGGAGAACTCTTCACGACGACCTTCTTCAGGTAGCCAACGGGAGTAGCGGGATTTGTGGATAAACGACTGGTATGGTGTGGGGAGGTAGTTGTCTTTCATTTTTGTCCTCGATTTTGTTTGTCTTCTTCAAGCCAGATAAGGTTGTCGATATCACACCTGTTGATGCCAATGTCAGCTAACTCTCGGTCAGTCAACAGGTTCAACTCTTTGATGATTCGGCGGTGTTCCCGCCAAGTATTTACATAACGTACAAATCTACTAAACCAAGTCACTTAAGTTCACCTTTGGATAATTTTTGTTCTTAATAACCTTACCGTCTTTACGGCGATGAATAGTCCCATCGGGCTGGAACATACGACCAACATTGTTCACATGGACACGGTAGATAGCTTCGTCCAAGTCCCAACCCTTGATGTTAGCGTAACCATAAACGACATAGATAAGGTCAGCTAGTTCCTTCAGTTGCGGCTCCTTTTCATCACGGAGGTAGGAACTACGCCACTCATCGAACTCCTCTTGGATAAGGGTTGCATACAAACCAGCAGAAGGGGATTGTGCCGCTAAACGTGCAAACTCTTTAACTAAGTCTTTTGTTTCCATGCTC